AAAAGACTTTCTAAATCTTGACCAAATATATTACAATTGTATCTCCATTTGTTATCAAATTCTTTTATTTGATTTTTATTAGGCTTTCTAAGTCCATGATCTTTATGTCCTTTTGCTTCTTCTTCGCTTTGAAAATTTTTGTCACACTTTTCACAACGTAAAATAAATTTAGGATGCCAATCTTCAAAACCTTTTCTAAAAATTTCTTTTTTAAGGTGAAGTATTGGAGATCTAATTTCAGAAGAATCAAATGCCAACAAATAAAGGTCTTGGATAAACATTCTACGATAGGCATAAGCCTGTCTCAACCAATCAAAATAAAGTTGCTCAATCCCATAATATTGAGCAGCAGATTGACTATTAGTTCCATATTGTGCTTTCATAAAACCAGTAAAGCCCATATCATAAAGCTTATTAAGCCACTGATTTCCTTCTTGTAACTTATTGTCTTTTTGGACAATATCTGGCAAAAAATCCCCTAATTTTACCATTCTTATCCTCCCAAGAATCTACTTATAAATTCAAACATATCATTTACCAATTAACAAAATCTTCTTTTTCTTTTCTTATTTCTTTACTAATATCTTTTAAAGTATTAAGAATTGTTTTCTTTAATCCAAACGCAAATACTCTATCATTCTTCACTTCACAGTCATTTTCAGGATCTACCGCAAAAAAAGAACCAAAAAATTCTACTATTCTTCCTTTGTCCTTATTAGAACGTTCCCACTCTTGAATTCTACTTGACAACCATTGTACAGAACTAGTATCTTCTTTGATTTTCTTTTCTTTCTTTTCTTTCATTGTTCTTCCTCCATTATATAATAATTCTAAATTTTTTATTTCTTTATTTCTTTTTTGTGAATCTACGACATCAGAAAAACCTTCAGCCCCAATATCCTTCATAGTTTTCATTTGGTCATCTAAATCTACATTTGGAGAAAATTCTAAAACTCTCATTTTAGCATTCGCTTGAAAAGCTACCATACCTAATGACATAGTAACTTTACTTTCTAATTCAGGTAAATCAAAAAAATCACGTTCTTCTTCCGAATCATAAAATTCATCTCTACCATTTGTATGATTTATTTTATGCCCATAAATTAATTTACTATTATCTTTTATATATATCCACGCATGCATTTTCTTTCCATCAGGAAATTTAAGAAAATACTGCTTTATAAATTTCCCACCTTTTAAAAAGTCATTATAATCTTCCATATATCTATTTTATCCTATCTTAATAATAAATTATAGTTTTGAAGCTATTTCCTTCAAAGCAGATATTGCATCCTTTACAACAGAACTATGAGGTTCTGGTTTTTCTCCATCATCTAAAGTTATTTCCGCTATTCTATCTACTATAATATCTGTAGTAGATTTACTTTTATGCATAGGAGATACATTTTCTGATTGCTCTTTTTTAGCTCCTATCATTTTATCCAGCCAACCTAACCTAATTAATTCTCCAACAATCGCATTTACCTCTTCTGAACTAAGATTCTTTAATGCTGGAGACTCTTCTGGCAATTCAGGATTTTCTTCAAGCTTTAAGTTTTTAATAGACGGATGCCAAGTATCTAAAATCCTAAATAAGCTATTCTGTTGATTAAAAAAAACTCTAAATCTTTCTGGGACTAACTCTTCTAAATCTGCCATTCTTACTAATCTCCAATATCAAAATATTTTATTTTTTTTATATTTATACCCAATTAACCATAAAAGCCCGTCCACAATTCATACACCAAGAGGTAGTAACATCTTTGCTATTTAGATCATATTGAATATTTTGACAAAATGGACAAGTCAATTTAGGTTTACCCTCGTTATTTTTTCTTTCCAATTCTACAGCCTCAAGTTCTTTAGCCTTTATTAGAGCTGCTTTTTCTCTTTCTTGATCTTCTAGATTTATTCTCCCTTCTTCAAGATTAAAAAACATCTCATGTTGCTTTTCTACAAAAGGAGTTTTCTCAACTATAGGATCAATTTTTACTTCAGGCTCATCTTCCCTTATTTCGTCCACAACCAACTCAGGTGAATCTTCCAAAATTTCTGCGGTTTCAATAATCATTTCATCTTCATCTGCCTCTAAATTAACTATTTCAGATTCAGGAATAACTACACTTTCCACCTTCTCTTTCTTAATAGTCTCTTTGGTACTTCTCTTTTTCGCCATTGTTTCCTCCTCTTAAATTAGAATTATAATCTACATATCCGCAATAAAAACAAGAAAAATTATCGCCATAATTAGAATACATAGCTCCCTTACATCTTGGGCAAGCTCCTAAAAGCCATCTACTCCTAGTCATCTTAGTCTCCGATCTTTTTTCATTTACTTTCTTTTCGTATACCACGTTAACTCTCTTTCACATCAACACCAAGATTTTCTTCTTTCTCTTCGTTACTGACTTGAATATTATCAAGAGACCAAATAAAAAAATTAAGTAAATCAGAATGCTTAATACATAACCCATTAATTGATTTACCATTAACTACATTCCCAATACAATCAGGATAAATACACTTATCATAATTAGACATACTCTACTAATCTCCTATTTTAATTATAATACAAATAAGTTAAAATATAAACTTTTAATTACCATACTGTATAACATTTAGTGCAAATTTTCTTTATTCCATCAGGCATTTCATTAAATTCTTTTCCCCCGCATATCATACATTTGTCCTTATATGGATCTTTTTTAATCTCCATTATATCAGCTGAAGACATATTATTTTTCTCACTAGAATCTACAATACCCTGAATATTTCCTATAGAAGAAGTACCCATTCGTCTATCACTAGCATAATAATCATAAAAAACTCCAACTGCTAACATAATGCTAATAAAACTATCTCCGTGCCCTCGTGGAGTATTTGGTGCTTGTAAATCCCCAGTAACACATGTAATTTGACTAATAAATCTATCATCGTCAAGCAATATCATACGTTTTTGTTCTACTAATTTAGCAAAATTAGTAGCTAATTCTATTTTTCCTTTAGCTCTGGGTCCAGTTCTATTAGATAAAATTATAGGAATACATTCCCTAGGCAAAGATCTTTCTTCTAATTCACCTCTGGTATTATCATAATATAATTTTCTAATATCAAAATAATCAATTAATGAAGTAAGATAGTCAACTTGTCTAGTATACTCCCAATTATCTAAGAATTTTTGGTGAATCATAACTATTGTTTCATCTTCGGGTTTTTCAACCCCATCTCCATCGATATTGGCTTCTGAAATAGCAAAAACAGAACAATGACTAGGATTTCCTCTTTTTCCTACATCAAAACCACCGAATGTAGTAGCTTTTCTCCACCAATATTCATCTTGTAATTTATTTTGTGAAGGAATTATTTCAACACTCATAATTAAAATCCTGGTACACTATAATTTTTAAGTTTTTTATCTATAATTTTATCTAATTGATCTCTTGTGAAAAAAGCTTCAGTAGAAAGTACTGGCACTAATAAAAATTCAGTACTGAATGCTTTCCAACCACCATCTATTTTTCTTTGAGCTAACCATTCTTTATCATACATTTTTTCCCATAAAACTTCGTGTTCTCCATCAGGATATAAAGCAGGCATCCAAATCATATTTTTACTAAATTGCTCTCTTTCTTGTAATCTAAATAATAAATCATTATCACTAATCACAGTTCCAAAAACTATTAGTGGGCAATCTTTGTTAGGAATATTTAAAATTTCTGCTTCAAATATTCTAATAGTCTTTTCAATTTCAGTAAATGTCATAGGATTATGAAGATCTCCCATTAAGTCATCATTAACACAAATTATTTGAGTGTGAAGACCTCTTTTAACTCCTAAAACACCTGCTGGATATATCTTACTTCTATTCTTTCCTACTAAATAATTAATAGTAGAGTCTGATTGTGGAGTAAGATCTTTCATTACTCTAGATAAAACTTCATTATTTCGAACACATTCTTTAATATGATATAAATGAATTCCAGCTAATTCTTCTTTATAGCTAGTATACAAACCTTCTCCAGAAGAAGTAAGCATACGATAAATACTCGCAGCATATCCCAAAATACTAGATTTTAAATGATATCGTGGCATTACCGCCAGTAGATATTTATCTATTGGACTATCCAATATTTTTTGAAATTTATCACAAAGTTCTCTTATATGCCAAGTATTAAAATCATATTCAGGATATCCCTGCGAAAAAATATCTTGAACAAAATTATCAAAATTAGAAAGCTCTATTGGCATATCTGAAGCAGTTAATCTAGAAAAAAATTCATCTGCTGCAGTAGCCACAGGTAATGAAATCGTAGAAGTATTCTTTGTTTTATTTATCATCGATATCTATTAACCGATCAGTAGGAGTTAAAGTTCTAGACTGATGCCCATTATATATTTCTCTGAATCTTTCACCAACTCTAAATAACAAATCATTATCAGTAATTAATTCTCTACACGCCTCAATTAAATCATTCATAAAACTTTCATGAATTGAATCAGCTCTTATCTTTCTTATAATTTCAACAGTATTTAAATACGCACTAGATGCTTCGGAAAACTTTCTAGGAATAACTTCATCATTATATATGGGGTCATAAGCTTTTTCTTTAATAGTATTTAATTCACCTATAATTTCTTCATGCTCTTTTAATAACTCTTGTAGTCTAGTTTGAGTAGTTTTCTCTAACACTACCTCACGTTCTTCCATCCATCCATATTTAAGAGCCCATTGCCTAGAACGACCACTAACTAGCTCCAGTAATTTATCAATATCATCAGGATTTTTACCAGCCAAAAAATGAGCTTTAGCTTCGGCTCTCTTTAAAGCAAATTCTGTTTCTGTATATTGTTTTGGAGTATTCAATCTTTTTCTAGCCAATATTATTTTCTCCACAAATTATTTTCTTCACTTCTTTTGAGTTAACCCCTAAACCCTCACATATTTGTATAAACCATTCAGATTCCAAAAAAGCTTCAACATCATCTTTTCTTTCTGGTCCTCTTTTAAAATCTTGGACTGCCAACTGCAACATAGCTGCTACTAAATCAAGCACTCCTTGTTGTAAATCTTCTTCATCATATTGCATATTAAATTCTCGTTATTTTGTTCTGACATAATAAATTATACACTTTCATCTTCTATAAGGTCTACTCTTATATCTTGTCTTGAAGCAATATAATCTGCTAAATGAACACAAGTTGCCAAAGTATCGTCCCAATCTAAAACATACGGTGTATCATAATTTCCCATATGAAATAAAATTAATCTAGAAATCATACTAAAATTGGGGTTGTCTTTTATTTCATTCTTAGTATAAATAGTTCTAGCTAACTCTGACCATAAATATCCATGACCATCAACAGTATGTCCTTTATTTTCAGGAAAACCATTCTTACATACATCATGCATTAAAGAAGCCGCTAATACGCAATCTCTTTCAGAGGATTTTATTTCTAAACTCCTACACAAATGATTTGCTATTTTTACAACTCTCTTGGTATGCAAAACTAATCCACCTTCTATAAATTCATCTTTTGGATGATATTTACCAGTAGTTGAAGAAGGAATTTCCCAAAAATAGGTTGGTGCATTTTCTAAACACCTCCATACTAAACTTTTAATTCCTACATTTTTAATTAATCTTATTTCATTAGAAAATCTTTCAATCACTTAAAACAAATCCTTTTGTTTCCCTAGTCTAGACCAATCCATATGACCAGAAGGTCCTTTGTCACTTCTATTCCAACAACTCCAATGTTCAGAAGCTACTATAGTCGTAGCATGTACATCTACATTTTGCACCCAAATCTCTTTTCTATCACAAATTCCATCTTTATTTTGTATGCAATCTTTTCTTTCGCAATTTTCTAAAGTACCTTTCGAACAAAGAGCCAATTTATATTTTATAGAAGATCCTGAAATATCTTGAGAAGAAAATCCGCAAAAATCTTTAGAACAAATTCCTTCACAAGGTTCCTTTTTTCCTATTGGAGTATAAAACTGATTAGGTTTAAATTCCACAGCTTTCTTTGCAGGCTCATTATGCTCGCAATCATAGTTATAACAATATATTTTCTTTTGTTTTTCTCCTTTCACTTGTTTTGCTTCTTTCATTTTCTTTACTTCTTTCATTTATCTTTCCTCCTATAAAATATTACATCGTCCATTGGCACATTCAGCAATTCCTTGATCTATAATATCCAATGGTCCTTCTCTGCTCCCATCTCTAAATACCGTGATTCCTTTACATCCTGTCTCCCAAGCAAAAATAAATGCCTTTTGTACATCTTCTTCATTTGCATCACTAGGAAGATTTATAGTTTTTGAAACCGCCCCATCTGTATAAGTTTGAAAAGCAGCTTGAATTTTAATATGGTCAAAAACAGAAATATCATGAGCAGTTACTAACAAATCATCATTTATTTCCCTATACTTTGAAGATAAGTCAAATAAAGTACCATCAAGAACTGTTTTAGTAAACTTTTTAGCAAATAAAGGCTCAATACCAGAAGAACAATTCGCTAACATAGATAATGTTCCAGTAGGAGCTATTACAGTTAAAGTAGCATTCCTTCGTTTAAGTTTCTTTAGTTCTCCAAAACCTTTTTCTTTCCCTAAATCTCTTGAAACTATATGAGCTGTCTCCCTAATATTCATTATTAGTCTTTCAGCAAACTTTTGTGCTTTATTGCTATTGTATTTCATATTCATTAAAATTAAAGCATCCGCAAATCCCATTACTCCGAGACCAAGTTTTCTAGTTCTTTCAGTGGCTCTTTTTATTTTAACGTTTGGAAAATGATTGACATCAATAAGACCATCTAAGAATCTTACTGCGATTGAAACTACTTCATTTAGTCTATCCCAATTAAATTTTCCATTCTCTTGTACCATTTTTGAAAGATCAATCGAGCCTAAATTACAAGATTCACCAGGAATAAGAGGCGTTTCCCCGCAGGGATTAACCCCTTCTAATTTACCAAACCAAGGAGTAGGATTTCTTGCTTCAATAGTATCTAAAAACAACAATCCAGGATCTCCAGTAGTCCAAGCTTGACGACATATTTCGTTATACAACTCCTGTGCTTTGACATATTTTTTCTCTGGTATTCTAGGATGCCGTAAAGGATAGCCATTATCTTGTTTAACTGCTTTCATAAAATTATCTGTAACTCCAACTGAAATATTAAAATTTGGGAATTTAGATAAATCACTCTTGCAACTAACAAAATCAAAAATATCTGGATGAGAAATATGTAAAAGACCTAAATTGGCTCCTCTTCTTACTCCACCTTGCTTAACTGCTTCAGTAGCAGAATTAAAAACTTGCATGAAAGAAACTGGACCACTAGCAACTCCACTTGTGCTCTGCACAATGCTATTCGCTGGTCTAATTTTAGAGAAAATTAACCCAGTTCCACCACCTGTTTTATGAATTAAAGCACATTGTTTTACTGTCTCAAAAATATTTGATAAATCATCTTGTATGTCTAAAACAAAACAAGCGGATAATTGTCCATTGGGCTTACCAGCATTCATTAATGTAGGGCTATTAGGAAGAAACTCTAAAGTATCTAAAATAGACATATATTCATTATACCATTTCTCCCTAGTTGATTCCTTTTCTGCACTAGCTATATATCTAGCTACCCTAGAAAGAAGCTCGTCTCCAGTTTCTATTACATTTCCTTTTTTATCCTTAAGCAAATATCTACTAGCAAGAATTACTTCTGCATTACCTGACCAGTTAGCCATCAAGCACCCCCTTGTTCTTTTTTATTATTATCATCACGAGCTACTTTTTTCTTTTTCGAAATAGGTGCTCTTGGCATTTTTATTCTATCCTTATTAATTATATATGATTTTCCGCCACAACTATTAATAAATTCTGGTTTAATATTAAAACGAGTTTCTAAATGTCGTTGCCAAGTTTTTTCATAAGTAAATACAGAAGCTTCTTTTTCGCCTTTATTGAACAGAATGATAGTTTCTTTTTCAAACGGAGATAAATGCTTAATATAATGCTCTTTGGTATCATTTCTTTTTTTAATTTTACGCACTTTGATACTCCTTTTATTTTTCCATTCTAAGCATCCCATATGTAGCTATGCAAGATGCATCTGCTAAATCTTGGGAAGTAATTAATTTTTCACCCCACTTAGCCACTGCGAATTGCTTAATAGTAGCTTTATCCGCTTTTCCATTTCCTAAAACATGTTTTTTCCAACTAGTAACCTCCACTGTTTGAAATGGAATTCCGTTAAGTACACACGCAAAACGAACAGAATCAACAACTGAATGAATCTGAAGAGTTACCTTAATATTTTGCAAATAAGGTGAATTTTCTATATAAACCATATCAGGCTCTTCATCTTTAAAAAAATTAACTAATTGGAGAAACATATCATTGATTCTAGAAATGGCATCTTCTTTTGAAGAAGTAAATTCATGTCCAACACCTTTTTTATTCTGTATTTCAAAAATAGCTACTACTTTTGTACTACAGTCACATCCAAATATTTTTATATCCATCTTACTATTTAATCTCCGCCTATTCCTCTGGATATTAATTTAACATCTAACGCTCGTCTAGATATTTCCCTTGATACCACTTCAATTTGCATTGTATAAATTTCAAGTATTTGTCGCAATCCTTCAAGCTCAGTATCTTTTATAATTAATTTTTCTTTAATCTGTTTAAATTCGTTATCTGATAAAATAAGTTGTCCTAAAGCATGATCTTTCGTTATTCGCTTTTTATCATCACTATCCTGAGCAATTCTCTTTGACACTCTATTGTCATGCTGACTTTTTAACCAAGACCTTTCAATTTCGACAATAGCTAATATCCTCAAGGAATATCCTTTCCAAGCTGCTAATTTAAACATCCAAGTGCCTAAATCAGAAGAAGCTAATTTATCTATATCTTCTGGAAATTGATATTCAACTCCAAAAGTTTTAGGTCTTAGGGGCAATGAAAATTGTTCTAATCTTTTTTTAATATCTTCTATCATTTTACTTCCTTTTATTTTCTTTATTTACAAGTTTTTTTCATTGGGCAGAAAAAAGAATTGGGACATTTCTCAGGTCTTGGAGCCAATGTACCAAGTTTATTATGCTTGTCTATCATTATAAAGTCATCTATAACTATTTTATACCTTTTTTCATCAAAAGTAACGTGGTGATACTTAATTTCCTGAGTATTTTTATTTTCATAAAGAATTATACCAGCCGAAAATCCTAATGCCTTTGCACATAAATTCCATTGCAAATAATCACCTTCATCAGGATCTGGAAGAATAAGTTTAAATTTTCTATCATTAATAGATTTTAATTCAATTAGTGTTTTAGAATCAACATCGCTTTTAACAATCAAATCTCCTCTTCCAGAAACAAAAACTCCATCTAATTCTTTCTTAAAAACAGGCTCTTCATCTATCAACCTTTTAGTTCCTTTGAAATAATCGCCATATCTGGTATGCATATAATTTCCATTATCCATTCTACGCCTACCTTGAGCATCAAAATCATCTGGCATCAATCCATTCATACTATATTGAATGGCTCTAGGACAATCACCAGCCCAAGAAGCATAAAAATAATCAATTACCCTAGAGGGTCTTTTCTCTTGTTCAAAAATTTCATCTATTAATATTTGAAACCAATCTCTTTCATCAAGTTTACTAAGTATATTCGCTAAACCCTTTTTAACCATTAATATCCTCCAATAAAACTAAAAACACTTTTTTAAACACTTCTTCTTCTATATCAACAGGAATATGAAATACTCCATTAGGATAATATTCTAACAATATTCTATCTCTTTTACTTATTTTAGCTGATTCTTTTGTCA